GATTACAGCGGGTACAATATGTATCTATGCGGTAATCGTGACGGATTCAACGAGTGTGTGCAGACGTTAAAAGAAAATCTGGAAAGCATCAGCGAGGAGCAGGGACATGAATCGTGATCAGTTCCAAAAGTGGATAGACGAACACGGAACAGGGCAGAGAGAGAACAAGAGTTGTAACGGCATAGACTGGGTACTTGTTACCATGAAAGATACATGGATAGCCTTATTTGAATATGTGAACGGCTCATATATCCCTTATATCCAGTGCAAGGATAAAGAACACGCATTAAGTTATATAAATGTCTTAGAACGTCCGTCAGTGCCTTTTGACGTGATATAAAAAAGAGCCGTAGGTTAATTCCTACGGCTTATTCTATGCGTTCAAATATAATTTTTTTAATGATTCATTATCTGGATAGTCTAAATCTAACCACTTGTCAAAAGCTTCTGGATTTCTCTTTTCTAGTTCATTCATAATCCAACCACGAACCATGGATAATTCGAGGCTGATTGGTACATCTTCGGTCATGTCAAATTCTTTTATAAGTTGTTCGGTTGATAATCTGCTTAACATGGCTCTTGCGTTCTTTTCTGCGTTCTTTGTCATATTTCCCAACTTTCTACCCTCGTAACCTCCGGGGTGGGTGGTGCATGTTATGCATTGATAAGTTGCTCCCAGTTAGGGTGTTCCTTATCGAATTTTTCTAGCTCTTTTTCTCTTTCGTCATAGGCTTCGAGTTCTAAAGCTTCGATTTCTTCCAAGCTAAAACCAAGCTTAGAAAGATTATCAGCTAGTTCATCGCAAAGTGAAGAAGCTTCTAAATCTTGACGGTAAATGAAAATTTTTACCGCATTTTTATAACCTCGGATTGCTGAATTTTTAGCAACCTCTTCTTTAAATTTTTTGTCGATTTTTCTACCTCTGTAATAATCCATGATTTTTCAACCTCCTAAATTCTTTCTAAAATCTTTTTACAAGCTTCTACATATCCGTCTGGAAGTGCTTCGGTGTTCATCTTTCCACCGCTTGCTCTCCATTCGAGATATTTTTTAACTTCTTCTTTTTCTTCTTTCAGTTCGAAAATGAACTCTTCATAAGAAACGAAGTCCTCATTTTCAACTAACTTTTCAATTTCTTTTCTTAACTCTTTCATCTTATTATCTCCTTTTCTGATTGCTTTGTTCTCTTAACTTACTTTTATTATACATAAAATCTATGCATACGTCAATAGAAAAATGCATAAATTTTATGCATAAAATTCTTGATGTAAAATTATGAGTATGATATAATAATCAAAAAGGAGGGAAAAGAATGATAAAATACAAATTAGATGTACAGGAAGAATTGAAGAAAAAAGGGTATACTTCTTATATAATAAGAAAAAACAAGTATTTAAGCGAGGGAACACTTGCAAAGATAAAGCGAGGCGAACAAATAAATATGAAAAGCCTTAATGCTATTTGCTGTATGCTTAGAAAAAATGTAAATGATGTAATAGAAGTAGAAATAACAAATGATGAAAAAATAAAATATTTTATTTGAAAAAAGTGTTGACTTATACATAAATATTATGTATAATAAAGACAGTTAAAGGAGATAAGCAAAGAAAGAAAAGGAGATTGAAGTCATGAAAAATATTTATTTAACAAAAGCACAGGAATTAAATTTAAAATACGCAGGTTTAGACTTGGGAGACGAGACAGAAAAGAAACTTGAAATCATTATGGAAGACAACCATACAAAGAAAGAAGCTGTTGACTATTTATGCAATGGATCAGCAGTGTACGAGAAAGAAGAATTTGAAAAATTCTTTGATCAGTACATGAATGAATGGGATGTTGAGGAGGAAGACAGGGAAGAGTATAAAAAGATGATTGACACTAACAAGCCAGTTTTTGACTGGGGAGTTGTGGAATACGAGGGTATAACATACTTTATTGATTATGTATTATAGGAGGGAGCAGTCATGAAAAAATTAAACGTGGAAGAAATCAAAAAGGAACTTGTAAACGAAGAAATGAGTTTCACGGAGTTAGATAATTTCATGATGGAAAACGGATATTATTCCGTTTTTGATGATGGAGTAACAGCAGACATCAAACAGGACGGAAATGTAGTGTATACAGCTACAGAATCTAACGAGTGCGAAGTACAGATTTTCTTTGAGATCACAACAGATAATGGAGAGGACGAAGCCGAAGAAGCTTTCTACTTAAAAGTGACAGATGTGCAGGAGTTCTAATATGAGAACAAAATGGTTAGAAATGCAGGGCAAGACAGTAAATGGATTTAAAATATTAGAAGTTTACAGAGAAAACAAAAGAACAATGGCAAAAGTTGTCTGCCCTGCATGCGGGAAAACATTCATAACACGAGCAGAACACATAAAAAATGGGAAAAACTGTGGATGCACTACCAGAATAAAGATGAATGACCTAACTGGTAAAAAATTTGGCAGGCTAACAGCGATAGAACCAACGAATAGAAAAGCATCGAATGGTGCTATTATTTGGAAGTGCATTTGTGATTGTGGGAACGTAAATTTTGTTGACAGCGGAAGCCTTACAAAAGGAAGAGTGCAAAGCTGCGGATGCCTGAGAAAGCCGCATGAAATAGAGCAAGGTAAAAGAATGGCAGCAGAAACAAAGAAACAGTGCATTGACGGAACGAGTATAAGAAGTCTGACGATGAAGAAACCAAAGACGAACACTTCTGGAATAAAAGGGGTGTCTTGGGATAAAAGCAGAAATAAATGGGTGGCACAGATACAATTTAAGGGTAAGAATTATTACTTGGGCAGATACGCAAATAAAGAAGATGCAAGAGAAGCAAGAGAAAAAGCCGAAAAAGAAATGTTCGGAAAATTTCTGGAAGAGCATAAAGAGTATGTAAAGGACAAAAAGGAGTGTTGAAAAATGAAAAATCAATTTAAAATTTATGCAAATTATGGGGTACTTGGAAGAGAGAAAAGAGTTGTGTACTCGTACGGTGTGCCAATGACAGAAGTAAACGATGAACTTATTGTCGAACTGCCAGAAAATGATAGTTTTAAGTTTTATGAAAACAGTTTTGGAGATTTAATGGTAGAGACAGCATGGGGACATTGCTACGGAGTAAACGATGTCTTACAAGGAAAAGAGAATCCCTGCTTTTATGCACTAGATCGTGATGCAAAGGGGCACAGAGTAAATCTAAATATTGTAGAAGAATAAAAAGAGTGTAAACAAAGGCACTTTCTACTATGGTATAATTATATTAGATAATAACCATAGTCGGGAGGTGTCTTTTTTGATTAATAACAAACTAAAGAATTGCTGTAACGATTGCGTACATTGCGAGATCGTGACAGAGACAAAGAGAAGAGCTATCCCAGAGGATAAGACGGAAGTGGTACTTGTAAATATAAAGTGTAGTCATATGTGCGTATGCTACAGATATAGAGAGGAAGTGCAGAATGGAAGATAGAAGTATATGCTGTGCTGAATGTATGCATCTACTAGGAAGTAATACAAAGAACTACTATATGTGTAACGTAGGCAAGTATGACAGAATATACAACGCATATCTATGCACCTGCGACAAATATAAAAGCAGGAATCCAAGCACAAAAGAATATAAGAGTTGTAGATCATGAAAGGAAGTGAGGCAATGGGTACAGGTGGAAGACCCCCAAAGTATAAAAGTGTTAAAACTATGCAAAAAAAGATAGATGAGTACTTTAAACTATGTGAGGGCGAAGTATTAAAAGAAGATGGTAAGATAGTAAGAAATAAAAGCGGCTATCCTATTATGATTAACAGGAAACCTCCAACAATTACCGGATTGGCTTTGCATCTTGGTTTTACATCTAGAGCGGATTTGTTGTATTACCAAAACGAAAAACAAGAGTTTCTTGACACAATCACACGGGCGAAAAGCAGAGTGGAAGAGTATGCAGAGGGCAGATTGTACGACAAAGAGGGAAGTTCTGGGGCACAATTTAACCTAAGAAACAACTTTAAGCACTGGGATGCAGACAAGAAGCAGGAAGATAACAAAACAGAGGGAATCACGATCGTGAACAACATTCCTAGAGAGTAAAGGAGCGGTTACATGGTTAATCTAACAGATGTGATTGCTCCATCTTTCTATCAAGTACATTGGGACATCCAAGACGGAAAGCATACTTACTACGATCTGTATGGCGGTCGTGGCTCAACAAAATCTTCTTTCGTGTCTGCAGAGATCATACTGGGTATCATGCAGGACGCAACGAATGGAGAATACAGCAATGCGGCAGTGTTCCGAAAGGTTGGTAATACTCTAAGAGACAGTGTGTGTGAACAGATAGAATGGGCAATAGATGCACTTGGCGTAAGTGATCTATGGGAATCTTCTAAAAGTCCATTACAGCACGTATACAAGCCGACAGGGCAAAAGATAATCTATAGAGGACTGGACAAGGCTAAAAAAACAAAGTCTATAAAGGTATCTAAAGGATATATCAAATACCTATGGTTTGAGGAATTAGATGAGTTCGCAGGTATCGAAGAGATTAGAACAGTACAACAGTCTGTATTGCGTGGTGGCTCTAAGTTCGTAGTGTTCAAAACATTCAATCCACCGATTTCGGCAAATAACTGGGCAAATAAGTATGTAGCAGAAGCAAGAGAAGATAGTTTCCGACACAAGAGCGACTATACAACAGTTCCTGTGGAGTGGCTAGGTAATCAGTTCTTGATTGATGCGGAATATCTTAAAGAGACGAATGAGCGTGCATACAAGCATGAGTATTTAGGAATCCCTGTAGGACTGGGAACAAACATCTTTGAACTTCTGGAAATCCGCACGATCACAGACGAAGAGATTGCAAGGATCATTTCCAGATGGACCGGTATTCC